ATGACCAAGCAAAACAAGAACCGCAAAGGACAGGCAACGCCGGAGGAGATGGTTCAATCAGGCAGCCAACTTATTCTGAGGCGTGAGGATGGAGCAGAGCAGCCAATTGAAGAGATTATCGAAGCCAATCAAGCATTCCAGGATGATCCATACGATAACGAGTTCCACTACAAGAGCTGGTGGAACCAGTTTAGAGGTCCCTGGCTGCAGTCGGAGAAGATGAGCGAGGATGAGATCAGAACCAGGGCGGATGATGCCTGGGAATGCGGAGACTACAAGGAGATGATCAATCTGATGGCAGAGCTGATCTGCCGGCTCGAAAATAAGAGATAGTCAGTAGCTTGCTATTTCTTAACCCGGTTCTGCCGGGTTTCTCTCTTGGGCATCATTTGGCGAGGGCGATCAGGGTATAGGCAGGCTCGGAGGCGGTATAGACCTGGCTGATCCCAAGGGTAACGGTTACCATGTTTCCTTCAAGCACGGCATCAATTATATAGAGGAAGGCGTCGCACTGGTTACTCAGGATGATATGCGGAAGCTCCTGATACTCCTTTTCCAAGACATGAATGATCGTCTTGTCATCAGACAGGTTGGCGGGACTGCCCTGGCTGTTATCGCCCACTCCCTTGTTCTGATCCTGTATTTCGTGTTCAAGTTTTGACAGAGTGAGTATATCCGGGGCGAAGTGAGTCTTGGAGAGTGCTCCGTTGGCGATTTTGGAGCTTGTAACAGAGCCATCGGTGATGTGACTGGCATTGACGGAGTTGTTCTGCAGGCCTCTGGTGTCGAGCCTGCCGATGATGCAGGTCTTGCCGCTGAACTGGCCAAAGGGACTGCCGAGGTCATCCCAGAGCTCATAGTAGCCGCAGCCGGCCTCAGATTCGATGCTGATCTCGTAGTACCCGGAACCCCCGGTGACTTCGATCAGTTTGAGCCCCTCAGCCCAGGATTGCCCCGGTCTGAGCAAACGGACGTCCACGCCTGACCTGGGCTTGCGGATGCTGCCATCCATATAGTAGTAGCTGATGCCGTATTTATACATGTGATCTCCTTCTGATCTCCTTCCCTAACTTAGCACGGGGTGACTGTCTCGTCAAAGTCGGTGATGATGATGCCACCGAAGTCGATGTAGCCGGGTGAGCCGATGTATCTCGATTCCAGGCTAAACTTGACCTTCGTGGGATACTCATGCAGGTCATCCGGACACTTGGGCAGTTGAGAGATGGTGACCGGGAACTGGCTGTTGATATTGTTGTAGGCTGTGTATTCCAGATAGAGCACGCCCGGGCCGAGGAGGAAGCTCATCAGGCTGTAGTATTCGGATGGCTCAAGCACCGCCTCCAGATCGAAGGCGTCCTCCCGGTAGGCTTCCCTTCTGTGTATGATAGTGGGATCATAAGCGTTCTTCTTCTCGATGCGGTACTTCTGATTGGGGCTGTATTCGATTTGCCCGTTGGGACAGAAGAAGTAATAGATGCCGTCATTAGCCCAGCGGATAAGCTTGAATCCCTTTATAACAACCATGCTTTCACCTTGTATTCATCTTCAATGTAATTGCGCTCCAGTTCGGTTATGGCATAGATCTGATTCTGGATGCGTATCCTGGACTGGAGGGAGAGGTTGTATTTGGAGAGACTATCGATGGTTGCCTCGCAGCTCCACTTGGAGTCATGAAAGTCGATCAAATAGTCTTTGATCAGGTTCTGGAGTTGAGCTGTATCCCCTGTCAGGATATCCAGTGAGCTTATCTGGGGCTTCTCCGGATTGCCCCGCTTGGTAGTGAAATCGACCACATCCCCGGCATCGATGTCTATCACTGTACTACTGTAGGCATCCTTGTTTTTGAACACGATCTGTCCTTGGGGATTGCTGAAGATGGTGGCATTGTAAAGCATGAGCATGGCCTGCAACACTTTGATGTTATCGGTCCGCTCATCGGTGTAGTTTACGTAGGCCTTGCCGGGATGCAGCTTGGCCGGGAAGAGGTTGCCATGAAAGTGGGCTTCGATCCAGTGGTTGACATACTGGCTGCTGCCGTAGCTGCGGCTATCGATAGAGCCCACAGAAGCCAGACCATTGTAGAGGGTGGACTCGGAGACGCCGTTCCCGGTAAAGAAGCCGATGAACTCATTGGTGGCGTTTTCGAGGAAGGCCAGGTTTTCCACCCAGTCGGTCTTTTCGTCATACTCGACCACTACCGGGCAGATATTGTTGAAGAACTTATAGATGCGGCCCCGGTAACGGCCTTGATACCTGGTAGCGGCAGGACTGGGATAGGTGGCCTTGATCACCTTCTTGTAGGCAAAGACGAAGCTCATGCGGTTGGCTATGGTATCGATCAGATATCCCCACTGGGGACCCGGCCAGCCGGAGCCGTCATAGCTGTAAGTCCAGCCATGGGTGGGATTGGGAAAGGCAAGCAGATCATCGAAGCCGATATGGGCGATGGTTAGGGCGTTGCCGCTGCCGATGTTCAGGGTAGGCAAGCTGAACTGATTGGAGTAAGGGATGTTGACGGGTATCTTCTGCCCGATGTCCTGAATGAAATAGGCCAATATCCATTGCGGAAGGTAACCCGCGGAAAGGGAATAGTAGTGGGTGAGATCGGAGAACAGGGAAAGCAGCTTGATCTTGTCGTAACAACTGATCTTGAGGATGCCGGAGGCTACATCAAATGATAGCTGAGAGGTATCTATGATGCCCGTAAAGAATAGAGCCTCGTCCCGGTAGACCTTCACCTCGAAGTGCGAGATATAGCGTTCATGCTCGTTATTCCCACTCAGGATGTTCTCCTGTATCCAGACAGTAGGAAAGCACTCAAACACGAGCCGCTTGGGTTCACGGCTGTAGTTGGAGACCGACTGCAGCTTATCGGCAGAGACAGACAGGCTGATGATGGCTCTGTTGGTGGAGCTATCCTCCAGGCTATGCTTGACCTGGTTGTAGTCGGGAGCATCGGTCTTGCCTTGGATGAAGTCGATCTTAAAACAATTTGTCATAACTCTTCAGATTAGTGTTGACAAGTTGATGTATTTCTGTAGGCTGTTTATGATCGTAGGAGGTTTACGAATGAACCTAAAAGAGAAACTTAGAGATGAGACATTAGACTCCATCAAGCACTCCTGTGAAGCATTTACTAAGGTGTTTGACAACTCGGGGAAAGATAAAGTTTTCAACTTCCCTGAAACTCATAAAATTGCTAATGGATTATACTTATCAATTTGGACAAAATGGGAAGAGTTCTGTAGGCAATTATTGATTCTGGAACTTGCCGAGAATCCAGACAGTGTGTTGCGTAAGAGAGTAAAGGAATTTAGATCAAAAAAATCTGCAATATTGTTGGCCAAGAGAGTGACTGAGCATTTAGACCATCCTAATAACTTCAATACATGGCACGATTTTGAAACTCTGCTCAAAAGAGCTAGGAAACTGGTTGGTGATAATAATGCTTTTAAACGAAGCCAAATTAATAAAAGTGAGTTAAAATACATTTTCAAGATACGCAATGCTATTGCCCATGCTTCAGATAAAGCAAAATCAGATTTTCTTTCCCTATTAGCAAGACCCCCATTCAATTTAACACCGCAACAAAAACAAGGTATAAGTACAGGTAGACTGCTTTGCACACGAGGGGTTCTGAATCCAAAGAAAAAGAATGAAACAGTATTGATTTCCATTGCAAACATTATCAAGAAGAATGTAAAGTTATTAGTCCCATAGCAGTTAGACTTCACTCCTGATCATCTTGCCGGTATCGGCTATCTCGGAGACCTTAACCGGATCATTGGAGAGCGGATCGACATTCACTTCGATGATAGGCTTGGAGTCAATAACCGTTTGCCTGAGTGAGACGATCTCGTCTTTCAGGGCGGCAATCAGATCGATCAGGGTATTCATGCTGCCACTCTTAGAGATTGCCCCACCAGCGGCATAAGATTCGCCCAGGTTATTAGGAATAGGCACTGAGGGAACAGGCATGGACGCAAAGGCAAGCTTGACCTGATCCAGGGGTGCGAAGTTGAGGAAGTCGAACAGGTTCCTGCCCAGGGCCTTGACCCGGTCCTTGGCGGTGATGTATTCCTCACCCTCTGCCTCGATCAGGATACCGCCTTGAGCATGGGAAGGTCCGGTCAGCAGACCTCCAGTGGCTTTCTTTTCAAACTTGGTGGAACTGATCTTGGCGATATTGGCGATACCGGCTGCCATCGCGGCTGCTGCGGCAGCAACCGCCAGTCCGGGTCCGACTACGGGAATGCCCACCATAGACTTATAGGCTCCTATGGCGGCTGAGAAGGTATCCACGTAGCCCTGAGCTATCGCCGAGGCTTTCCAGAGCTTGAAGCCACGCTCGGTGTCCTTGTCCTGAGCGGAGGCAATATCACCGAAGATCTTGGAGATGCCGCTGGCTGCCTGAAGCTGGTAATTGGTTCTGAGGGTGGCAAGAGTCTCCTGCTTCTGCCGCTCGATCTCCACTTCAGTTAGTCCGGCTTCCAGGAGCTTGGCTTTCATCTTCTCATAGTATTTATCCACCTCTAAAAGCTGCTTGCCGTAACTGTCACCGACGTTGTCCAGGTCACGGGAATGGAACTCGTCCCGGATATCCTGCAGTTCCTGCAGCTTGGCTTTCTCTTCATCCTGACGTTCCTGAAGCAGTTTTGTATGACGGGCATCGGCCTCGGCTATCTGGGCCTGGATAAGCTGCTGTTCCTTCTCCGGAAGGTTCTGCTGAGCCCAGGCGTAATACTCCTCCATGCTGGCCTTCAAAGCATCAAAAGAGTTGACTCCGAGGTTCTCTAAATTGGAGAAGTAGTCGATCTCAGCCTTGTATCTGGCTTGGACGGCATCCTTCTCCTTGGTAGTAAGCTCATTATCCTGCTGAGTCTTCCAGGCATCGAGGTTCTCGATGGCCTGGCGTTCGGCATCACTGCCATCCTGAGTGAACTCCCTGATCAGGGCCAGCCTTCTCTGGTACTCGGCTTCTATTCGAGCGGTCTCAGTCTGTCTCAGCCGGGCAAGCTCTTCCATCAAACGCAGAGCTTCCCTGCGCCTGCTTTCCGCTTCCGAAGCTGCGGGACTGGGTGCCGGAGCGGGAGCACTGCCACCACCGCCTCCACTTCCCTGATCAAAGGTGAGATCAGGTGCCTCTAACATAGCCTTGCGGTAGGCATCACCCAAAGCCTGCAGATCGTATTTAGCGGCCTGTAGCTTGCCAGATAGTGCCCCAAACGAGTTGACCGTCCTCTCTAACTTGAGCCACTCACCATCGTTGCCGAAGTAGGAAGCAGGGTTGAAGCCCATAGCGTTGCGGTCACTGGTCAGGAACTCCCAGTCCACCGAAGCCTTCAACTGGTTCATCCTGTTCCTGGCGGTTTCGAATTCGGCCCGCTTGTTATCCAATTCGATCTGCAGCTCGGCTACCCTCCGGACTTGGGCGTTATACTTATCGCCGTAGATCTCGGCCACCTTCTTCTGTACCAGGGCTTCGGAGGCGGCCCGCAGGGCAGTGGCCAGGTTATTGTAGGCGGCTGTCTCTAAGTTGATGTTGCCCAGATACTCCGAGTAGTTGTCATTCAAAGACCTGATGATGTTCTTCATCTCGGTCTTATCGGCATTGGCAAGGGTAGTCTGTGACCGTAGTTCCAATAGTCGACTCGCAAGCAATGAGAACTTCTCAGCTTCCACCGACACCTGCCGCTCAGCATCCTTGATCTCGTCTTTCATGCTTCTTTGGGCAACACTAACCTCATCGGTCTTAGTGGATGCCGCAGCCAGTCCAAAGCCCAAGGCAGATAAAGCTCCCACCGCTATGCCGATGATCCCCGCTACCGGGTTCATGGCCACCTGCAGGGCATGATAGGCTGCCGTCAGAGCGGTAACCGCAGTGGTTACGGTACCGATAATGGGGATGGCGATCACGATCCCGGTTACGAAGCCCTTCATCACAGGAGACAGGCTGTTATAGGCATCCATGAGCAAGCGAAGTCCCTGCAGGAGAGGATTGATCAAAGTGGTGAGCATATCGCCCACCGTTTCCTGGATATCTCCCCAGGCATTGGCATTCTGCAGGCGGAGGTCAGCCAAAGCTTCCGCCGTGCCTCCATAGTCCTCGCCAAGTTTCTCGACCAGATAGGATACCCCTTCGGTCTTGAGCCGGGTATCGTCCAACACAATCCCATAGCGGCCCAACATAGCGGTATGCCCGTTCAATGCCCGACCCATGAGATCAAAGGCGGACTCCACACTCATTCCGGTGGCTTTGTTGGCCTCAGTGAAGTCTAACAGTAAGGGCACCAACTGCTGAATCTCGTCCTTATTGAGTTTGAAGGTCTGGGACAGCTTGGACATCAGAGACAAGAGCTGATCATCCTCGAAGTTGGTAACCTGCTGCATAGATGAAGCGAAGCTGCCCATCTCACCAGCAGCTTCGCCAAAGGCTACAGAAGCCAAGGTCATGGCCTGTCTCTGACCCAGTGAGGCATCCAGCAGACCATTCATAGATCTGACCAGACCGCCCACCACCTGCAGAACTCCATCGACTGCGATCTTCACGTCACGAATGGTAGCCAGAGCCTGTTCCGCAGTTATCTTAACCGCAGCAGGTTTCTCCACCGCAGACTGGGCGGACTCCGCCTCCTGCCTGACTTCGGCAAGCTTAAGGCTGGCATCATTAGTGACGAGAACGAGTTTAAAGGTTAGGTCAGGCATATTTACAATTGACAATATCAAAAAGTGTATAAAATGGAATCATGCAATAAGGAGTAACAATGGATAACGACAAATTGTTTAAGGATACCCTTAAAAAGCTAAATGCAGATCCTGCAGCTCGAGTTAAAGAGGGATATGTTATTATGCTTGATGTATTGGGATTTAGAGATCTAATGTCTAAACGGTTTGGAAATACGTTCTTCAAGATATGGGCAGATATTAAAAAATCATTATTGGATAAAAAAGAGGGGCTGGAAAAGAAAATCAAGCCCTTAGATATAGATGTGCTTTGCTTATCTGATACTCTTGTAGTGTGTATATCTATGAAGACTAGAAACAAAATTGATCCACGCATACTGTTAAGTCTAATACCTCAGCTTATTGATTGCTTCTTTTGGGAGCAGTTTACAAATCGTGTCTTTTTTCGTGGTGCCATAAGCTATGGTAAGTATCAATGTGACACTGCAAATAACATTGCTATGGGAGAGGCAATTGAAGAAGCATATGATTGGCATTCTCTATCCGAATGGATAGGTATAGTTTTGACACCGAGTGCTTTGTATGCAAAAGAAAAATACATTATAGAAAACCCCAACGATAATGATATATGTACAATTATGAATGATAGATTCGTAGAGTATTCAGTACCTTTTAAGGAATCAAAGACATATAAGACAAACGCCTGTGTTTGGTTTAAAGTGTTGAAAGACAAAAATAAGAACCAAGAACTGTTAGCCAAAGTATTGTTAGTGTTTTCTGGAATCAAACACCTACATTCAGTAGCAACCAAATACTCAAACACTCTCAAATTCATAAAAACCCAGCTTGACTTAAAATAAACAAGATCATAGTTTGTAGTTCCTAATCATCAGTTCCGTCTCAGTCTGGAACGCACCTGACACGGAGTACTGAGTTTCTACTTCTTCAATGATGCAGCCATCGTATAGATGCCTGATGTAAGGATCGTTGTTGTAGGATAACAGGAACTTGCCCTTGATCTGTTTCAAGGCTTCTGCCAGCTCTTCATGCTGGTTGAAGGCATCCGCGTCCTCACGTTTGTAGATGTGTTCCTTGGTATAGTAAGGCGGGTCAAGGTAGAAGAATGTGTGCGGTTGGTCGAACCGGACTACGATCTTCTCCCAAGGCTGCTTCTCGATGATCACTTGCTTGAGCCGGTCTGAAGCAGCTTTCACCTTCTCCAGATTGCGCAGGGGCATATACTTGTAGCCCTGATTGACGCAGAAGTTCTTGGAGCGTGAGCCATAGCTGCAGGCGAGATTGTAGTAGAACTTGATCGCCCTCTCCAACTCGGTTCGGGGCTCATGCTTCATGAAGTTATCGAAGATCTCCCTGGAGATCAGGTAATTGTTAAGCTCGGTAACGAAGGCTTCGGGGTGGTTCTTGATGTACTTCCAGAAGTTCACCAGATCGCCATTGATGTCGTTATAGACCTCGGTATAGCGGCTCTTCTTGGACAACTGCCAGTCTTCCTTGTTGGCACTCTTTCCGAACAGTATCCAGGCAGCACCGCCAAAGACCTCGCAATAGATGTCATGCTTGGGGATCAGCGGCAGGATCTTCTTGCGGAGGATACGCTTGCCGCCTACCCAGGAGATGATGCTGTTCATTGTTTCACCCCACTCCCCAATAAGTTGGGCTGCGGGGGCCCTGACTCCTCCAGATTGAAATTGGCGATGATCACTTCCTTGAACTCGGATTTGCCTTCCTTGCGGTTGATGCCCTTGGTGCGGGTGACGTGCTTGATATCAAAGCCCTTGTAGAGCTTGAGCACTTCCGGGTTGTCATCGTAGGAAAGGATGAATCTGCCCTTGATACTCTTTAGAATGTCTCTCAAGGCTTCATGGCTGAACTGCTTGGAGTTTTCATAGGTATAGCCGAGCATGTAAGGCGGGTCGCAATAGAAGAAGTTGCTCCTGGTATCGTATTTATCAATCACCTGCTCATAGGAGAGGTTCTCGATGATCACCATATCGAGCCGTTTGTGGAGTTCCTTGATCCGTTCCAGGCGGTTATACATACTGGAGGTACCACGCTTCTGAGAGGTGCCGAAGCTGTCACCCTTGCTTCCGAATGATCTGGTGATCAGATACATGAATCTGGCGGCCCGCTGTATCTCGGTCAAGCCTTCCTGCCTGAGAATGTCGGCAAAGAGCTTGCGGCTGGCGACTAACCAGTCCAACTCCCTGATCAGCTCATCAGGATGGTACTTCACCTGCATGAACAGATTGACCAAGCGGTTGTCGAGATCGTTGTAGACCTCCAAATCACCCCACTTGTCCTTGTAGAGGAGCATCCAGGCCGCACCCCCGAAGGGCTCGATATAGCCTTTGATGTCCTGGGGGACATAGGGAGCGATCACCTTTCTCAGCAGGCGCTTACCGCCGATCCAGCCGATGATCGCGTCCATCATGCTTCTCCTTTGGGATCAGCGATACAGAGCCGGAGGTATAGCTCAGGCAGAGTCATATTGTTGAAGTCTTCGCTGGTGAAGCCTAATTTACGCAGGATCATTTCGAACCTCTCGAAGGGGTAGTTGGAGACGCCGTTACCGCCAATCCGAAACTCCCGAGCCAACTTGCGAACCTCTCTTTGTTGGCTCTGATATAGACGAAAAAAGCGGAGACGTACTCCAGGGCTTCCAGGGCGTCCATGTCATCGGGATTGCGCCCGGAAAGTATCGAGATCAGCTCTTTATCGGCTTCCGATTGGCTGATCAGTTCCAGTAGTTCCACTTCACTCACCTTGGCTACCTTGCCGGAGAGGAAGTCCTCAAGCTTGGCTTTCAAGGTAGCGTTCGAGATCGTGAGGCAGAGTATTTGCCGCAATTGGCTGTAGCTGAGTTTGGGTTCCCGTTTCATAGAATAATCCTTATCTTATTTACCAAAGAACATCTCGAGGGCAATGCCCAGTAAGAGCAGGAATTGCGAGGTGGAGACGGTCAACAGTATCTTCATGTTCGTCTCCACCCTCGCCATCCTGGTTACCAGTGACTTGCTGCTGTCACCATTGCCATAGAGCTCCTCGTGCACTGAATCGATTTTCTCTTTGAGCACCCCACAGCACAACGGGTTGTGCTGCGAGGACCCCGCGATCTCAGGTTTGCACTGGCAGTCCATAGCAGTTCCTTGTTTTCGAGTGTAATTGCGGAGAGTGGTGATATTACGCTCCCGGAGGAATATCCTTGATCAGATAGATCTTGTTGGAGGTCACTCCGGAGAATTCGGTGGAGATGACTACGTTGAAGAGACCATCGGCCTCTCCCGACCAGTCGACCGTCCAGCGCAGCCCGGTGAAGATCACCACCCTGTCCAGCTCCTTGGACGCCACCACAATGGTGGTGTCCTTACCCATGAACAGGGTGCTCTCCAGGAAGTTCTTCTGCTTGGTAGAAAGACCGGAGATGTTAAGCTCGATGGTGTTGGTACGTTTGCCCGGGATAGTATAGTTGCGGGTCTTGAGCTTGGACAGCTTGGAGTCCGCTTTACCTGGCTTCTCAGACAGTTCACCCAGCAGGTCGAAGTTGGTGCTGAGTTCCGTCTTGATCAGGCCCTGATTGGCATAGTTGGTGTTGATTTCCGTCTGGTTATAGGTGCCGACTCCGAAATAGACGTTGTCGGCGATCAACACATCCATCAGGGCCGAGAACTGCAGATCTGTGTCCTGCATCCCGGAGGGATAGGTAGGTTGAGAGATGGGAGGCATCAGAACACCCCCTTGATCGCCTTACCGATGCTGAAGAGCCATTTCCGGTTGTGGAACACGTATTCGATGGCTCCTCCGATGGTGCCGAAGATCTTGAGAATGACGTTGGCCTGGCTGGGAGGGAGGGACTTGGTGGCCCGCTCCACCGCCAGTTGCTTCTTGGCATAGTCGTCCAGGTCTTTGGTGTCCGGGTTGATCTTAATGTCCTGGATGATATCCAGGATGATGGCCAGAGCCGAGTTGACCTTGGTCTTGTCGATCTGCTTCCCGGTGGTTCTGAAGATGATCCAGACCACCAGAGCCGAGATCAGACCCAGGATAAACTGCTGATTGGCGAAGATGAAATCCATAGAGATACTCCTTCTCTTAGTTGGTTGCTTAGGTGGTGAGTTTGAACACTTTCACGAAGCCGGAGATGTAGGTGATCCCGGGCCGGATACGGATGTACCAGTGGTACTTCCAGTCCGCTCCATGATGTTCGACCTTCAACTCGGCATCGGTGCGATAGCCGACAATGATGAACTTGGGCAGGCCGCCGATGATGTACTCATCAGGCATGAGACGGGGTTTGACGGGAATCCCCGCGAAGGATACCTTGCCGCCCTCCAGCAGCAGTCTGTCTCCGGCTCCGGTCGCACGCTTGGCAAGTTCAGCCCGGATACGGATCAGGTCCTTATGGCTGACGTAGAACTTGAAGTTCTCCTGCTCTTCCAGCATCTCGTCAGAGAAAGCCAATAGAGCCGCTTCAAAGCGCTTTGCCCAGTCAGGATAGGTGGCCTTGGAGAGGTTGCTGACATCTGAGGCGGCGGTGGCCAGCTTGATCACTCCGTCCAAAGCCTTGAGCTTGGGGGTGGTGGAAGCCCGGTCACCCCTGAACAGCAGCAGACGGATGGCTTTCTCGGTCTTCTTGGCGATGTGGTTCTCCACATAGGCTCCGAAGGCATCTTCGCCGTACTTGTCCTTGTAAAACTCGACTACATCCCTGCCTAAGGTGAACTCGGCATTAAGTATCCCTGTGGGCACGGAGAGGTCGGCGGTGCTCACGTTCTGAGCCGTCAGAGCGCCATCGAGGGAGTTCTTGAAGACCAGGTCATCGATCAGGCCGACGTCGATCTTCTCGTCCTTGAGCAGGGGCAGCACCGAGATATCCGAGAGGGTATCACCCGGCTGTGATCCGATCACCTCATCGATGAACAGCGAGGTGGTATTGGGATTGAGGATGTTCATGGCCTTGCCGGAGTCCACGTCGGAGATGCCTTTGTAGATCTCACGATGCGAGGCCTTGACCACGATCTTGTTGCCATCGATGGTAAGCTCTTTGTCCACATTGGACTGGTTGGCATCGGGCTCTCCGGATATGCTCTTGGAGATGGCCTTGCTCATGGTGGTGGAGAGGTCTTTGAGGCTCTTCTCGATGCTGTGGATGGCATCGCCAAGCTGGAGGTTGGGGTTACCCTTCTCCAACTCACCGATCTTCTCACTGATGGCGGTGATGCCCTTCTGCAGCTCGGTGTTGTTGTTATGCTCCGCTACCTTGCGGAGGCTATTGAGTTCGTTCCTGATCCCGGCAAGGCTCGCTTCCGCATTGCGGTAGTCATCGGCTCGGCCATAGATGGAGACTCCATTGAACTCGCCTTTCTCGATCTTCTGCCAGAGTTCAGAGTTGAGGTCTTCACACTTCAGCACCTGGACCCAGGCTCCCACCTTGGTATCGGGGAAGTGTTCCCGGTCGCTGGTCTTGAGGATGTAGTTCTCGACTACGGTAAACTCCGGTACGGGTTGCATGTTGTGATTGACGTCACACTTGCCCACCAGGCCATGTTTGGCAAAGTGGTCGCAGGCCTTCTGAATCTCTTCCCGGGTGTAATAGTCATCCTGGGAATCGTGGATGTTGGGCTCCATCAGGGTGACAAAGAGCCGTCCCTGGGTTCCTGACGTCTCACTCTTGAACTTGGTGGAGTTGATCTTGTGTTCGAAGCTCCGTCCCGAAGCGTTCTTGACCACAAAACCCTTCTGATTGGCGGGAGTCATCTCATCGAACAGAAGCGAGACTAACTCTACTTCCACGTTACGGAGTTCTCCCTTGAGAATGGTGCGTTTACGATTCACGCTACCTCCTTTGATATATAGTTAAGTTATTATCGCTAATAGCACTTAAAGAAGGACTGAGTGTATTTGCATGAAAAATCATTGACATAATAAGCAGTCTAAAATAGGTGTTGCTAAGGATTACTATCCAAATAACTAATGGAGGTGTTACCCATGGAACAAACAGCAATAGCAATGTTCGCTGCAATGTTCGGGGCGGTAATGCCCCAAAAGGCGCAATAACGGAGTCTGTGAGTTAACACTGATGGGCAATGTGCAAGGGTGCATACCTTGCATATCCCTATACACAGTGAGCGTTCACAGTAAACGAAGTTATTGGTTGTGCCAGGCAACTGATGCGGTACCCCTAAGCAAGGTGCTAAGTCCGCCTTCCTGGTGTTTTTTCTACTATTTAGCCGTAAAGAACAATCGTTCATCGTCACTCTGCAGTACCTCGGTCAGGTTGCCGAAGTTGAAATCATCTGGCTTCACGTTCCAACCAAACTCATAGTTGAACTCTACTGCCAGGGTTAGTGCCAGGCGGTTTTGCAGCGGTTTGACCACGAAGTGGTAGAACATCAGCATATCGCTGCGGTTATCGCCGCCAAGCTGTCCTGGGATAAGTTGGGAAACGATCCTGGCGGGAACCCGGTGATAGGCGAGGATACCTTCTCTCAGGTCTTTCTTGAGCCCTAAGAAGCCCCCTTCCCGGTCTTGCTGACGGAGAGGCTCAAGGCGTATCTTCACGTCCCGGCTCTCACTCTCGATCAGGACAGTGGAGTGGCTCCTGGCATTGCCTTTGACCTCGGTGAGCGCTTTCTCGATCTCGGTATAGGCATCGGTCAGCACTTCATTGCCCTGTTCATCAGTAACGGTCCCGTCTCTCAGCGTTCCGCCCTCCACGATTACGAAATAGTCAATCATCAGGCCGTTCTTGAAGTTGTTGTAGTCGAAGGTCTTGATCTCGCCCAAGATCTCGATGTTGATGGCAATGGGCAGGCAAGCCAGTCCCCAGGCGTTTGATCTATGGGTTGACTTCTTCAAGTGGATGATGTCCTCGTAGGCGAAGTCCTTCTTCTGGTTGTTGTTAACCTGGATGTAGTTGGGCTTGAAGAAGCCGAACTCGTCATAGTTTTCCACGATCTGCACTTCAGAGGGCAGCATGCGCTCCAGTCCCATCCACTGACCCTGAGCGTTCCGCATCTTGATCAGGAAGCCGTTACCACAGGCGAGATAGAACTTCATCAGCTCCGCCAGGATGGTGGTCTGGTCTTCACAGGCAGGGAACTCGGCAGCTTCCATCCAGGACTTGACCTGGCTGTTCTTGCAGTCGAACTGCATGATGGTAGCCATAGTCAGAGCATCGATACAGCCGGAGTGATACTCATCGGTATCCAGGAGATTGAGCAGATTGCTCATCGAGTAGGGCTGAGACACCACTTTCTTAGTCTCGGCAGCTTTACTTACAAGTTGCTTGCCGATCCACTGATACTTGGATAGATCTATGTGTTCCGGTTTGTACTTGGTCTCCAGGAGATCACTCGCTGAACTTATCGCCAGGTTATAGGCACCAATGCGCATCACTCTCATGAACCAGCTCCCGTACCGCTTTTCAGCAGATCAATCTTGGCGATCCTGACCAATCTGGTTCCATCCACTCTGGATGTGTAAAACTCGATACTTGGCAGGTCCCGGTTCATCAGCTTCTGATAGTAGCTCCGGAACTTCTCCTTGAATGAATATAGCTCAGAGTCTGGATCGGATACATTCTGTGCATTGACGATCAGGTAAACCGTCCAGGCGATATCGGTATCCACATACTGGCGGGAGGTGCCATGCTTGCCGATCTCGGAATCGAGGATAAGGATGGCGCAAGGCAGGTTCTTGGGGATGTTGTCCTTGTTGTATAGGGTCTCTGCCACTCCAGCAAGATTAAGAGCTTCGGAGATGCGGCTGCGTTCAGCTTGGTACTTCTCAAGTGCTGTCACAGGCTCACCTCGATATCATTCAACTGCTGATAGATCCACTGCTCCCGGTTGGCGATGACTGAAGCAAACACATTACGAGCAGCAATGCCTTCCCGTTTGATCTTGCCCCGGATGAGATATGCGATCTCGGCTACGGTCAGAACTTTACCTGTCTCTTTATCAGTCCAAGACAGGTGCTTGCGTTCGACCCAAGCGATCAATGGAGCGATCGGAGTCCAGGAAGGCACTTTGCCGCCCAAAACGAAAGGCTCATGACGAACGTTCGAGCCAACTCTCAGGATCATGGCAGTATCGGTAGTTTGGAGTAGATAGCCAGTATTGCCATAGAAGTCACCCTTGTCGTAGATCTGCTGTGACAGAATCTCCTTGCGAGAGTCAGCATCGATGGTCGATCCGATCAGATGCAGCCGGCTCTCCAGGGCGGCATAGATAGCCCGGTAGATCTCGACCATCAGTTCCTCAGGAGAAGTAAAATCACGATCAGGCATCAGATAACTCCCACTCGAATTGGGCGAGGCTGTCTGGGCTTGAGTTCATTCAGTCGATCCAGACCGGCAGGATTGAGATAGGCTTGCAGGATGGTCAGTGCTCTTAGCTCAAGGTTGGCTTTGAAGGCGTCAATTTCGCTCCCTGTGAGTAGTTCGGTCGCGGACTGGTCTAAACCTACGGTCTTGACTATTCCCTCGCCTAGGGTCTTCAAATTGAGGAACTCACAAGTACTGTGCAGCATCAGAAAACAGAACCCAAAACGAAAAGAAATCAGGAACGGCTCCTCTTCGGGCAAGTCATCGTGAGTTGCCCGGTCATAGTACTCCTGCAGAACTAGGGAGTTGATCATCTCCATGACCAGGCCCTGATGCTCCTTGAAGATGCCATTGTTGGACATCTCCTTTGGCAAGTTGAGGATGGCGAGCATGGCATCGGTCTCGACCGGGATGGAGATCACTTTCCCTTCCTCATCATCTCGGAGAGCTCAATGGCTCTCATTCCCACTTGCTTCGCCCACTTGGAGGCCAGCATGCCATTGGCTGCCCGTTCCCAGTCTCCGGCACCGATATATGCAAGGGTGTTCTTGAACTCTAATAGTCCCTTGATGCCCAAGTTGAAACACATGTTCAGCAGCACCGACTGGCGCACCTCATCGAGCTTATTGTACACCTCAGGTATCTCATCGATCAGCCATTGCTCGCAGTCTTGGATATCCCGATCCAGCATGGCATAAGCCTCTTTCTGGGAGATACCCCGGTCATCGAGATTGCGGCCGATACCGATGGTCAACTTTCCTGCTGTGCATCGGTATGGCTTCAGCCGCAGACCTTCATGTTTGACTAACTGAGCTTTGATTCGGTTCATCAACGCTTCGGTCATGCTATCTCCTTGTACCAGATGTAATCATAGATCCAGAGCCAGGAAAGCATTCCCCTGTATGCTGACAAATCAGGATGGGTAAGGATGCCAATGAATTTTGGGTTGACAGAATAACCTTGAAACCCACGCTGAATTTTTTAATTGACAAATTGTCTTATGCGCCAGAGGATGAAACTAGATCTAAACATGATTATAAGATTCATATGAGCCATTCCGTTATTGCCCGTTTAATAACGGAAGAAGGGAACTCAAGTCAACTAAAAGAAGTTGAATTTGTTCAGTAGAAAAAATAGACTTATACGAACATACTTCTCTATAGGAGGTTGTTATGGCAATGAGCATTTTGGCCGGCAGGCTCACCATTTTGGGCACAGGGCTTTACTGCACTGAGTTAGGCAGCAATATCCTTTATGACACTATGACACTGCTTGGTCTCCGGAACTTCTTTCGAGCGCATAAATGCTGGGGAAATCGTTGGAAAAGAACACTATAACATGGGGATCAATCAAAGATTTTGTTTTGATAGACTAAGACAGGCTATCTGTCATGTCTTCAAAGTACGTGAGTAACAAAGAATTGGAGATAACTCACAGTCACTCATATGTATGAACAAACTTTGGAGAAATTATGAAAACAACTTGGATTATTATAACAATTGCCATCATGACAACAGCTCTATATGCTACGGGAGGCGATACCCCACCTGCTTCAGAGCATTACTTATGCCCGGATAGGATTCGCAACGTAATAGCTGTTGACGATGCGGCCGACCAGCATTTTTATGCTGCAACTTTCGGTTTGTATAACTATGTTCACACTGGTGAACCTATAACTCCTCTGGGTAAAGAAGGTCTGCTAATCAGTTTTACAGTATTGAACGGAATTTTCGACTGGTCGATTGAGAACAGGCAGATCATTAAAATGAATCAAGAACACTTGAACCTAGAAGAAGATTGCGTGTCGAGCTATAATACTGATGATATTGGCAATATAAACACCTATTTTACAACTAGTGAGGCTCAACAACGTGTAGATGGTGCAACGGGCTTTTGGGCTAGCCCCGTACTTTACAAATATAATTCAACAAACCACAATCGAGTAATACTGCTTAATAAAAGCGGAACATTGTTATCTGTCTCAGCTGATTTTGTCACTGATAACGCGGAATGTAACTGGATCTTGAACCTGAGGAACCTAGAGCGCGACACAATAGATAACTCTTTCAATTTCAAACTTGAATATATGGCAACACCTACTTTAATCGGTGATTTGCTTTATGTTCTCGGTTTACATACGCTTTTTGTTGTAGATGCAAGGGATGGGTGTTTAGTACATTCGATTCCTATTATTACTAACTTTAATGATGAGGATCATTTTATTGCGCCTATAGCTTTTGATACAGAAGTTGAGGAAGATGTTCGTCTCTATGCAGTTAGTAAGAATAACAAGATTTATGAGATTGATCCTATGTTGGTCGCAAATCAAATAAATACTCCCCAAACAGAACTTATCAGCTGTTGGACTGCACCTTTAGTTGACAATTCCGGACATGTTTATTTTACTGGATCTACTGACGCGGGATCTAATAGCGTTCCTATCTCTCCAGGATATAATTATCTCTCTCAGAATTCTCGTCCCAACCTGAACAATACTCTTGAGTATAATGAAAATACTAGTACCATATTTACTAGAGGGTATAAAGGTACAACACTCACAGACAGATACAAAGGGATGTATTTTTTCCGCGATGATTGTATTGACTACTTTGAGAAAAAATACGACTTCAGCGGATTTGAAGGTTCACTCCATTATGATCCGTTAACTTTTTATGATCCAACGTCATTATTCCTTGGAACTGGATACAGATATGTCAATAATCACTCCGCTTTGTTAGAAAGAGCCGATTTGAATAGATCAGTTATTGTTTCCATTTCAAATATGTCCGAGCAACCACCTTACTACCCCCAAGAAGAGATCATTACAGGTGACTTCGTAAGCATTTCATACAACTCAACAAACTATATGTATTCAGACGTAACACACGATTCATTTCAACAATGGGGCCCAACATCAAGATCATGGGCAGGTGTAACACCTTATCTAACAGCATCTGGTTTATTAAATATCATGTATCCAGATGAGCATGGCTATGTGACTTCTTATCCTGAGTACATGCCGGTTATATCAAGCGTGGGGCCGAATGGAGAGCCTGAACACGAGCAGGAGTCAGTGAATCCACCACTGGGGTTCAGTAAATTTCAAAAAGGTAAAGATAATGTCGTAAAATACCAAGTCCAACCTACATTTATTGTTAATGCTGTGGATACTGGTGGAGAGAACACTTCTTTCATTTATGTCAATGCTTACGGAAGGGCTGCTATGCCGACAACAGTAATTTATGGCGATTCCCCTCCCTTTGAAGTAAACAGAGGAGTATTTCAGAACCTGTTAAAGCATCCCCGATACACTGTTACACTACTCAGAGCAAACGGTACAGGAGCATATACGGCTACTCAATACCAGAACATAGATATTGGATTAGGTGAAGTATTCTTAAGCGACGAACCGGTTCTCGATGTCTATTGGGCTGAGGGAGACACTATTCTTACTGCAAACCATCCCCTTTTCTATAACAAAATTCGCATACACCCCGGAGCAAGATTAAAAATTGCAGAAGGTGTATCTGTATATATAAGTGATAATTTGGAGATCATGGATGGCGCAACAATAACGCTTGGCGACGATTGCTTACTTACAACTTATCGCGCTACTTGCAATAGCACCGTGAATACAGCAGTTTTCCAAGTTGATGAGAACAATCATGGGACAGGTCGATTTGTCGTTACCAACAATATGGATTTTTCCGAAGCAAGTGATGCGATATTCAAAGGCTCAAACCTATCGTCAACATCATATGATCTAAATGCAATTATAGTGAAGGAAAACGCGACTACTGAATTTTTGTCTCTGAATGATTACTCCACGGATAATGATGTTTCCACCCGGATTGGATGGCTGCAAAACCGAGGAAGAGTATACATAAATGATGTTGTTGAATTGAATACCGGTTATATACATACGGAATCAAGCACCATGAAGATCAACTATCAAGCGAATCATGGGCATCTCATCATTCGATTCCCTCAATATGGGTTAAACAATAGTTCTGCTATCATCGGACATGATTTTGATATAGGTTATGATGGTATGACTAATCCTGCTTATGCCCAGCTTACAATAGATGAGACTAATGTGAATTTCAAAGGCTTTATAACTGATGTAGATGATTACATAGTCTATGGCACAGTAAACATCCTTGGCACTGGGGAATGCAAAGTTTCAGATGGGGCTGTTATGCTTTTTGAAGAGAACTCTCATGTGAACTTGAATGGTGGTAATTACCCGAATCGAAATGGAGCACAATTGATCGTCCAGGGTACAAACACAGACAGTAGCGCAATTAAGCTCGCATCAGGCGTTTGTATTTCTGGATACAAACCAGACCCGGATTCCAATGATCCCGAACTACATGGCGATAGGATAATAACTAATGATAATGGCAGGATAGAAGGATTAGAAGGAAACCCACGTAAATTGCTCAATGTTCGCATAACATCTACTCATCCAAACGCCCAAAGATGGGAAGGAATCTACATATATACGGGATACAGCACAAACTCCCCGTCATTTATACTTGAGTGCTCTGATATAAGTGGTATTGATAAAATCTATGTGAAGAACGCGAATGAACCAAAATACAACAATAACTCATATTCTAATTGTACTTATGGAGTCTTTTTTGACAGAAGCAATTATGCGACCATAGAGCAAACTGCTACTATTAAACAGTGTTCCTTTGCATCCAACCATTGTGGGATTTTTATCCAAGATAATCAACTAAGCAATGGCATTCAATATCTTAAGGCTGACATCAAAGACGAGTGTACATTCGGTGGAGACACTATCGAAGATCAAAATGAATATGGCATCAGCTTGATTAATTGTAAGGAAGCCATTGTTCAGGGATGCGATTTTAATAATAATATCTTCGGTATATACGCTCAGGATTCAAGTATTCTGGTTGGTGGAGTTTTCGACGGCAATGGCGTTCCGACTGATATCCTTTTGGAGCTGCCAAACATAGAACCAAACAATTTTTATTATAACGACCACGCAGCCATCTGGATAGATCATACCAGCTCAAAATCACTTATTTATCACAATTTCTTTACAGAGCAGGATGAACCAAATGGCAGATACTCCGGCATGGGTATTTATGCCAATGATGCCGAACTTAACGTTATGAATAACAACTTCACCAACTTGAGAGGGCATGGGTTCTTGGGGACAAAATCGTATAGAACTCCAGATACTGAGCCAGACTATCATGGATTCTCGAACAATTTGTTCCAGGATAATGGTGGGTGCGAATTAATCGGTGATGGGGCATCTTTAAGTTCCTTAAAAATGTTAGTAAACTATCCCGATAACCGGATCATTGACCAGCAATGTTCAGTGGCAAACGATCCCTCGTCAGTGTTTGATTTTGAAAACTGGGACAACTACTTAGTAGCAAATCTAACCCCAGAAGAAATTGCAGAAGTGTATAACAATACATTTATCCCGAACTGGGTTGCAGCTCCCGATAGGTTCTATCCGGATGTTTCTGCGTTTAGATTTGTCCCAGAACCACCTGAACCACCAACTTCCCCCCATTCATTAATGAACATTGGGACAGAATACTTTTTCCAAGGCGAATTTGGCCTAGCGCAAGATATAATGAAACAAATTATAGAAGCCTTTCCTGATTCGACTATAACATCCTTGGCAATAGACTTTCTGTATCTTATAGAAAGAGCTACTGAGAGTGATTATGCATCTTTGAGGGAATACCTTGATCTGAAGATACCTCTTGAAAACATGGTTCCCTATTTGGAAAAGGAAGCGGTAAAAACTCAATGTTACATAAAAGAAGAGGATTATCTATCTGCTATTCAGCGTTTGCAGTTGGTTATTAACAACCCCATCTCTGTAGCAGATTCTCTCTATGCCCTAATAGATCAGTCATACTGCTTGTATAAATATGCTTCAGAAGGTGCTAAGTCGTTACCAAATTGCAGCGCAACCACTACAAATATTAAAAGTTACATGGATTTCCTAACCAAACTTGGTAACCCACAGATTTTAGTTTTTCAGGAGGTAAGCCCCCCAAGCCATCTACTTATCCAGGGCAACTACCCCAATCCTTTCAATCCATCTACCACAATAAACTATGCAGTACCCAAAGATGGCTATGTGAAACTGATAGTATATAATCTGCGTGGACAGAAGGTAAAAGAACTGGTAAATGGAGAACATCTTGCCGGTAATCACAGAATTGTTTGGACTGGAACAGATACATCGGGACGACCAGTTTCGTCTGGAGTTTACTTTGTCAGAGTAGAACAAGGTGGGAAAAGCCATGTTCGCAAGATGATGCTGTTAAAATAAACTCATTGTGTTGGAGTCTCTGCATAAGTGACTCCAACCTAAAACAAGGATAAGAACATGAAATACGTCCTGAGCGCGTCCCTAATGATTGTGGCTTTCAGCCTTTCTGCTATGGATGTGGGAGGTATCATTTCGCAGGATACCACTTGGGATTTACAGAATAGCCCTTATCGGTTGGTATCGTTCTTATACATTGCTTCCGGTGTAACTCTCACCATAGAGCCGGGTGTGCAGGTTCAGATAAACGGCGCTTCGATCGAGATAGATTGGAATGGTTTCTTCTGGCATGGAACCATAAATAATCCCATAGAGCCAATTGCTAAAATGATTGTTGTCCATGGCAAGATTGTGGCACATGGTACTCAGGCCTATCCCATTGTCTTCGATACCTGGCAAAGTGACCAGCTGTTTCGGTGGGGAGGAATCCATTTTACAGAAAACGCTCAAAAATCTGAATTCGAATACTGCCATATTAACCGCACTTTCATGGGGATTATTGATTACACTTATCCAAATAGTTGGGGGGCATTATGCGTGAGGAATGGTAGAATTGATGTAAAATATTGCACTTTTGAAACTAATACTGCTGCGATTAGCTGCGGCAACCTTCTGGAAGACACGATTATATATGGGTGCAGGTTCACTTCTTACAATCTCAGTGGTTTTCACTTCACTTCTAGTTTTATCAGTGCCGGCTCTGATCTTGAAGATGCACCCACGCTAACAATAGCCAGATGTGAGTTTTCCGGAACTGCAACAGATATTACTGGGGGTGGCAGCCATCGTGAGATTATATTTAATAAGTATATCAACTTCAATGATACTGATGCAAATAAGGAACTGTCTCGATATGTAGGGTCATACAACATGTATGGAAATGAATCTTATAATTCACAAACCAAGTTCTTTTGTATGTCATATACTGACGTGGATACTGTCTATTGCCGAAGGAACCTTATCTATAAACCGAATATGGGTTCCGGATATGCAAGCTTACAATCGTCTGGCCCTGGCTACAATGTCTTGTCAGACAACTTTGGATATGGCCATGTAAGATTCTACAATACAAGTCGAGGTTCGGATATTTACAACAACATTTTGGAAACAACCGGCTACTATGCCTATGGCATAGAAATCTGGGGAGGGGCCCATACTGTGTTCAATAAACCCAGAATCTATAACAATTTGTTTCGGCATTTCCCCCCAGTGGGTTCTGACGGTGGGGCAGTAGCAAAATTCAACGAAGTGTCGCCTCTGCTATTTAATAATAGTTTTATCAATTACGACACTATTCTACTGGGGTATGAGACAAGCCCAAACTTCTATAATAACGTCCTGGATGGCCATACTAACACCTCTTCAGCAGATTATGTCGATGGTTACCCGCCCATCTTTATGAATAACTGCGTGGAGATTCCTGTGCCCCCGCTTTATGACGGAGGAGGCAATATTATGGCTAACCCTCAGTATGCCGATTCCTTAGGTAGTGATTTTAGTTTAGCGCATGATTCTCCCTGCATAGATACTGGAGCTTATCTTCCCGATCTGCCTGATTTCGATATAAGATATCACAAGCGCATCGCTTCAGGTACTGGCGGTCAGCAAACAGTAGACATCGGTGCCTATGAATATAATTCTGTATATATTGGCGGCCTAAGGGGAATCGTTTTCAACCCTGATAATGGTGATATGATTGACTGTGCCAAGATAGAGATTAACCAAAAACTTCCCGAATTCAGTGACAGTTTGGGGTGCTTTGAGTATCCAACAGGACCTGGATTATATACGATCCGGGCAAGCCGCTGGGATTATGAAGACCAGATCATAGAAAACGTAGTTGTCAACGAAGGCGAAATAGTTCAGGTGGCGATCCCTATGTATCTTACAACGACTGACACAGATGATCCGGTCATCCCATCTATAACATTTTCAACACTAACTAATTACCCCAACCCCTTCAATCCAGAAACCACCATCAGTTTTATAACTCCTCGGGAAGGATCGACTAAGTTATCTGTGTTCAATATCAAAGGACAGAAGTTAATAACCCTGCACAACGGTTTGTTACGTGAAGGGCATCATCGAATAGTCTGGAATGGACTAGACGAGAAAGGTACTGCTGTAAGCTCGGGGATTTATTTTGTGCGGGTTGAGATGAATGGCATATCTCAAACTCATAAGATGATACTCATGAAATAGTATCAGATTTACAAACTCACAGCAGAAACTAAACATTCCAAACCTCAGATGTCGTCCTGCACTTCCAATGAAACGGTGGGAAAGGTGTATGCGCTCCGGAGACACCAACCGGGTTCATTTCTGAGTCGTATTCGATCTGGTCATCCTTGATCCAGGGTGCGAGGGCTTTGATGTAATCTCTGGCATCATCCAGGCTACTGGACTTGGTATCCAGAGCCATGAGCTTATCCATCACTTCCAGGGCATCGTTGAGTGGATAGACCTTATCCTGGGCTGCCAATGCCCGGCAGATATCACTGGTGCGGTCATCCAGGATAACCACGAGCTTGTAGTACCTGGCTTTGGCTTTCTTATAACCTTGCAGCCTTCCGAACTCCCTGATGCGCAGGGCGGTATGCTCTGCCAGTCCCTGCCAGTAGTGGGATGAGCGGTTTGCCAGGTCATTGAACTGGTCTTTGAGGGTATCAGCAAGCATTTCTTTGGTATAGCCTTGTTCTATGGCTTTGGAGAGGACATCGGCAAAGTTCTGCCTGATGTCTGCATCGAAGTGATTCCCGATCCAGAACAACTGCTGCTTCTGGATGGTGGATGAGAGATGCTGGTCTTCTATACCCCAGAGCCCAATGCTGGTCTTGGTTGGGGCTTGCACTTGGGTGTCTCTCAGTCCGAGGCGCACACAGCGGTCTATTATCGCCTTGGTGGGCTCATTGACCAGGGCCGCGAAGTCATCTCCCAACTGGGTGTTGATGATGCCCATAAGCTTATCTATGGAGTCCCGGTTGATCTTCTCTGCTCGTGGCATGTCACTCAGCATCTGGATGGCAAGTCTGGCAGCATCCCTGATCTCGGTCTTCCAGGCATTGTTCAGGACACGGTAGTATTCAAGCATGAGTTTATCGTAGTAGTTCATCAGAAGGCGAACCTCCTGACCTTGACTCTGTTCCTGCCGATATCGTATTCCGAGAACCGTTCCAAGCAGCCTGCCAGGGCATCACAGCCATCGATGTAGCCATCAGGATAGGTGAGGAACTGACTGATGAGAGTGGGAGTATCTTGGCCTTCAGGAAAGAGTATCTTTGCTGTCTCGATGATGGTCTCGGTTCTTTCGATGCGGAGGTTCTTGTTGTCCTTGTTATCGATACGCTTGATTCTGTGACTGATGGGTGGCAGATGATTGTCCTGTGCCCACCTGTCGAAGTCAGCCAGGATACGAGCTTGACCATAGGTAGTTTCACAGGCTGCCCGGGCTTTGACTCTATATGTTCTATCAAGTTCCTGATAGGTATCATAGTAGTATCTGAAGAACTTGGTGTTCTCGGTCTGCCGTATCCAGACGTGAATCACATAGAACCTGTTGCCGTCATAGCCTATGGAGATGATGGCCTTGTAACAGCCCTTCTCACCCCAGGCGGGATCGGCATAGAGCCAGACCCGCTTCATGTGAGATGGCTCAGGCAGAGTTTTGTATCTGGTGAACCAGTGGTTCTTGAATATGTTCCCTTCAATGACTGGCTGCCCCAACATCTCCCTCTGGTATCCGGTATGACCAAACTTGGCTCTCAGATTAGGCAGGGTGGCAGTGGGGTACTGCTCCTCCCAGATGGACTTGCCATGCATATCTTCGAGAGAGAAGCGCAATATCGCTTTCTGGTGCGTTTTCAGAACCGACCTTGTGTCCAGATCAGGGTTATCAGCCCGTATTTCGCCCAAGATAAGCTCCTGAAACTGGCAGATCGCATAGTTGGGATGCACCAGGTTACCGAGCCAGACGATCCTGCCATTTCCCTCCGGTGAGAGAGCTCCGGCAAGCTCCTGGGTGATCTTCTCCATGCGTCTCTTGCCGATGGACTGGTTGCCCATGTTTTCTTCTTTGTCGATATCGTCACAGACGATCAGTCCGGGCCGTTTGGCAGTCTTGGGATTGATGGTTCCCCTGTGAGACTGCTTGATACTTCTGGCTCTGATCCTCGCCTTGTTCTTGAGATAGAAGTCGAGATCAAAGGCATCCACGGGCTGCAGCTCCGGATAGTCCATCGTGAGCCGCTTGTTGTTCCGCAGCTCATGCAAGGTAAAGGCAGTGCGTTCCTGAGCCAGATCTATGTCTGCGGCTGTATGGATCACGTAGCGTTCACCCTGGATGATCATCCAGATGGGATAGACCACTCCCATGAGTACCGTTTTGCCCAGCCCACGAAATCCGGTGATGGCAATGATGCCTGAGCCCTTGTCAGTCTCATCGAACATGGTCTCATGCGCTGGGCAAAAGGGTAGTGGGAAGATATGCGGGAAATAGGTATGGCAGAAGAACGAGAAGGCATCCCATCCTGATCCGGTGGTACGCCTGATCCTCTCAGTCTTGGCTTCAGGATTATCGTCTATAAAAGGCAAGACGGAGATCGTCTTGGATGCGATCTCCGTCAGAGCCTTGTTATGCCGCTGAATGAACTTCTTAGGCATAACCGGGTATCACCCCAACCCCCGGCAAGCCGTTGGTCGGGGACCCCGAGTTTCCGGAAGGATCAGCGGAACCGTGGGGATCGGCTCCGCTGTCAGGCAGGCAGGATGTCGTGGAGCCGGAGGGAATAGCTCCACTCGTTGGAGGGTAGGTAGGCTGGTGTGTTTGGAGGTAACCATGTGTCTATCCATTTCTGACTCGTAAGTACTCGGCAAGATCGAGCACGATACTCTGAAACTGTTTAAGCATAGTCTCATAGCCCTTCTCGATCATGAAGTCGGTCACCTGATCCAGGAAGCGGACGATATAGTCGTTCAATTCTTTGGAAGGCTCAGCGTCCTTCTGGTTCTGCCTGATCAGGCTGACGAGGCTCTGCAGAGCGGTGTCCGCCGGGTTCTTGGCATATTCACGCAGTGCCTGGATGAGTGCCTTCTTGCGGGCCAAGTTGATCTCATGGTCGAGCTTGCGCTCTTCCTTGAACTGCTCGTCCCATTTGCCGGACTTGATCCACTTACGGACGGTGATGCCGGAAACTCCGAAGATCAGCGCCAACTCAGTGGGATCGGTCTTGCCGTTCAGATAGGCTTCCCTGCAGTTGTCCCGCTTGATGCGGAACTCATGGCTGTTACTCATACTCGGGGCGTACCTTGTGCTTCTGCAGATAGAGGTTGAGGTCTTTGCCGGAGCAGCGCAGCTGTCCGTTTTCTTTGGTTCTGAAAGCCGGCAGAGGATCGCCGATGTCACGTATCCAGCGGTAGACGCTGGAGCGGTCGACCCTGAGGATCTCGGCTATCTCATCGGTGCGGTAATTGCGTTCATCTTTGAAGATATTCATCAGTTCCTCTGCGGTGTTGGTATTCATAGGTGCCATTATTCATTCTCCTGTGCTTTTATCAAATAGAGATGAGTTACGCTGCCACTGTTTCTCACAGGGCAGGGAAGTTGAGGACGATCTGGCGGAACTGGCCCGACTCGTCACGTTCATAGAAGTTGATGTACTGCTTGGTGGCTACCACCTGGATGGCCTGGTCGATCAGTTCCATCGCTTCCTTCCAGGTCTTATCCTTGATGTTGTAACGGCGCAGGCGCAGGATGCGGTACTTGGCGATCTCGCCTTTCTTGTCGACCTGGAAGGCTTCGCTGATGATGGCCCGGAGGTTGACGTTGGAGTCGGCGGACCAGGCTTTCAGGCACTCATCGATCTTCTGCTTGGCGAGTTGAAGTTCGATGCCGAACTGGATGCGTTCCTTGAACCTGATCTCCACCCGGTACTTGCCGTCAAAGCTGTTGAGGACGGCATTGCCCTTCCACTCCAGGCCGTTCTTCTCGGCTACCTGCTGGAGATAAAGTTCCACGTCCTCAAAGAACTTGTTCTTGTCAGCTACCATACGCTGATGCAGCTTGATGGCCCGGTTGATGGTCTTGCTTACGATGGCGTCCTGCTTGAGGATCTCAGGTCTGATGATCGAGACCGGAATGCTCTGGCCGTTAGCGTCAATACGGGTGGGTACGGGCTTTTTAGCCTTGGGGGTCTTGGGTGTGTCCATTGGATGCCTCCTTGTTGTCTGTATATTTGGCTTTCTTTTCATTCTGTTTGATATAGTTCTGCAGCATGGCGATCACAGCTCTGCGCTCCTTCCTGTCGAGTAGGTTCCAGTGGCTTTTGGAAAAGTGTTTCAGCATGAATGCCCGCAGTTGAGACTCGGTCCAAGCCGCAGTTTTCATGAGATAGAACATATACATGCCCTGGCGGTCGAAAGTAAAGACTTGGGGTCTGCCATGCTTGCGATACTTGAGCAGGAGAGCCTTCAACTCAGTTAAGCGGTCCTCCGGCAAAGCCCTCAGCGATTCACCATAACCGAGGCCCTTGATGATGAACCTGAAGGCATCAAGCGGCCAGTGGAACTTTTTGACCCTGAGGCCGTGTATCTCCTGGCGTAGTTTTCGTTCCCGCTGTTCCTGATCCATAGAATGCCCCCGGTTGGCTGGTCTTACAGTGCTTGCTGTGGGTGTTGAGCCATGCGCTTCTTAGTTCGGTAAGGCGCTCTTTGCTTAGGTGGCATCCCGGCCTTGCTTCGCATTTCGCCCAGGATGCCTTTGATCACAATCGATCCCACCATGGGGATTTTCTGGTGGTCTAATACGCAGTATCCGCTCTTATTGATGCCGATCACCTTAACCGAGGCCATCGCCTCCAGATAAACGAAGACCCACTGGCGGCTTCTCCCGAAGGCTTCTGCGATGCTCCTGATCGAGGTGAAGCTGCGTTTTTCGATCAGATCGAGAAGTGCCAGGGCTGCCTTGGGATCGAAGCTCCAGTGCGCCCGCAATTGCTTGTCCAAAGTTGTGTTGAAGCGGTTGCTGCGGACATAGATGGACTCCCGGTGGCTGGCTAACCTAATGGTCTCGTCCTCAAGGAGTTCGCTTATGATAGGCTCAAGCTCCCCGATCTCCAGTCCCGTCATATTGGCTACCAAGGGCGAATCGAAGGGCTTGTTGTACTGGTTTACGAAGTTCAGCACAAGTTCTCTGGCGGTCATAGGTCTCTCCCCAGATCGAGATTGGCAATGGAGAGTTGAGGATTGCTGGCCTTAGCCCGCTCGATGATGTACATGATCTTCACAGCCTTACGGAGATTGCCTTCGCAGTTGAAGTCGATCTTGTTTACTATGGACTCATCCACCGGTATCTCCATCACTTCCTTGGCGATCTTGCGGATATCGTCCCTGCCCACTTTCCTGAACTCGTAGAAGTAGTTGCAGCGGTCGAAGTAGTGGCGGTTGATGGCGGCCAACTTGTTCCGGGCATCCTGCATCCCGACCAGGATCACGATGGTAAGGGTGACATCCACGATGTCCCGGATGGCACCTAAGAGACGGTCATGCTTGAAGGCATAGTCGATCTCATCGATCACGATCACCGTCTCCGGATTGTCGTCCAGGAGCTTCAGGCAGTGCTTGAAGATGTTGTTGGTGGTGCCGCTGGGGATGAACTCACCCAGTCCGAAGCGGCGGTAGAGAGCTGTCATCAGATCGACCGCGAAGGACTTGGGAGTGGTGGTCGATTCCAGCCGCATATAGATGTAACCTCGCATGAAGGCGATGCGGCTGGCATAGGTGGTCTTGCCCAGGCCGGGCTTGCCGTAGATCAGGCCCAGGCCTACCATCTCGGTCTTGGGCCGGTTCATCAGGAACTGGATGCAGGCATCGGCCCTGATTACGTTCTTGATTTGCACGAGCTTGTTGGGTTTCATTGATCCTCCTTGTCAGATTATGCCGACTTTTTTCAGCATGCCGTAGAAGCTCTCGTCATCATCATCGTCCTGCTCTTCGGGATCAGGATCGGCGGTTAATGCTTCTTGTTCATTCTCTGTACCAGTTATCTTGGTATCTGATTGCTTAGAGCCGAAGCTCTGTTCCTCAGGCTTTATGAATTCCAATTCAGGCAGTTCCTTGACCATCTCCCGCTCCATCTCTTCGATGCGGTCTTGAGCCTCAGGTTCGGGTGCGGTGATCATGCTCCCTTGTTGAAAGGTGGGATTGGGTGCGCTCAGGCTTTCCCGAACATAAGGTTCGAGGAGATTATCCACCGCCTCCTGATTACGCAGTACGAAGTCTCGGGCATGCTGTTCGGTTAAGCGCTGCAGCTTCTTGATCTGCGTGTACTCCTTCTTGAGGGACTGATGCGAGACCGGGTTGTTCTTATCGATGTGGATGAAAGGATGCTGGCTGCGTCTCAGCTCTGCCTGGCAGATGAAGTTGTCTTTCATATCATAGACCAGTATCCACCTGGCCTCGGCATAGTCGTATCTGATGATCACCGGCTTGCCGATGTTGTCCATCAGGGCGACGTGCCAGTAGAGCAGCTTGTTGAATACTATGCCATCGTTTCTAACTGACTTGCGTTCGGTGGCCAGCATCATGAAGTTGAGTTTATCCGGCCTGAGCATCCGCTCTTCCGGCACCAGTGCGGAACTGAATACCTGCCAAGGTGTCTTGCCTTCCAATGCACCATGCTCGGTCTCGCCGTAGATGTGCCTGATGTAGAAGCCGATCATCTGCATCGTGTCCCGGATGGTGGGAGCCTCACGCTTGTATAAGGCTTTTGCCCACTTCTCGTTACGCATTAGGGTGGATGGCTTGTTGGCTACGCTGGCTCCCCGGAAGCTGCTGATGAAACGTTCAAACTGCTCCTGGAAGGTTCTGAAGAAGCGTTCGATCACCTTGGCCTTGGCATTGTAGCTCTCCGCGAAGTGGGCTTCGATGCCCAACTTGGGGAACACACCGCCCAATTCGAGTTCCAGGTCATGCCTTTCCCAGTACTCGTGGAATAGCTTGGCTCTGAAGGCCTTGCCATTGTCGAGATAGACCGCTTCGGGCACGAAGGCGAAGGGTGGCCGGGTTTGTACCGTATTCCCCTCGGCATCCTTATCCAGATACCAGTGCGAGGTATTGAGGAAGGCATTGCGGAAGGCGGTCTGGATATGCTGGCTATCCTCGGTAAAGGCGAGTGAGGCACCCACCGGATAGCGGCTTGCCCAGTCGAAGACCATGATCATGGTCATGCGTTGAGCTTTACCGGTATGGGGATTGAGGATATCGAAGGCCAGCGTATGACCGTCGGCCACCCAGACCTGACCCACATGCAGGAGCCGGGCATCCCGGTGGATGGTCTTGACTATGCGTTCCGCTACGTATTTGCTGCCCTTGCGGGTCTGTTCCCAAGTCGCCAGGTGGTTTTCCATCCACTCAGTGCACCATCTTCTCAAGGTGGGTTTGCTGGTGGGTGACTCAAAGTAACCCAGCCTGGCTTGAGCCTTGAGCATGTTGATGGCAGAACCGATGGTGATCTGGTTGGGATGCAGCAGAATGCTGAGCAGGACATTGGACTCGGTCTCGGTCACCTTGCGTTTATGGCTGATATTCTTGCCCTTATGCAGCAGTGCGAACATGTCCTGATTGGATTTGACATACTGGTCGATCCAGAGCCGCAGAGCCCGTTCCTTGCGCTCACCCCTGAGCTTGAGTAGCTCTGGGGCCATGGTTCCGTTGTTGTATTCCTCAACTATCAGCTTCCACTCCTCTACTTTGGAATGGCATAAGGCCAGCCTCCGAATCACGAGGTTGCAGAAGTGGCCAAGTAACCTGGCTTCCTTTTCGTGTTGAAGTGGGATGTGTTCGCGGGGACTGAAGTCGATGTACCCTGGGCTGTCATAATCAACATCAAGTGGTGGGGCAGGTGTTTTGACCGCCTGCTCCTCTTCCTTATATATGGGGGGAGTCACCAGGGCTTGCTTCTGACTCCCAATAAGTTCACTTATTCGAGGATATTTTCCCCGATCAGGGAAGCGCTCTTCGTAAAATGCGGCGTATTCCTCTGGAGTGACATCATAAGGTTGCAT